CACTTCTTGATGCAACAGAAGGTGGAACAAGAATACAAGTTCCAGAATTTAACCCAATCTCTCCAACTGAGGAAATCTTGGATGGAACAGCAACTTGGGGTACATCTAACAATGGTTTCTTAACACCACAGAAAATTAGTACAGGAACACAGATCGCAACTATCTGTCATAGAGGTTTTGCATACGCTGTTGATGATGTAGCTGTATTAGCTGCTGGTGAAGATCCAATGGGTCATATCAGAAACCAGATCGCAGACGCTATCAACAAATTAAATTCAGCAAGATTATTTAGCCATCTTCAAGGATTGTTTGGATCTGCTCTTAGTTCCAATCATTTAGATTTAGCGAAAGCTGCTGCTACTGGTGCTGGTGAAGCAAACTATCTAACTGCATCTTCTGTTGCAAGAGCTAGATCACTTCTTGGAGAAAGAGGAGAAGAACTAGATACTCTAGTTATCCACCCATCTGTTGCTTACTACCTATATCAGGTTGGTATGTTGACATTCTCTACTTCTGCACTTTCTACTGGAACAGGAATCCAATGGGGTGGCGGTGGTGTTGGTATCACTGACAGAGGCATCGGACAGTTTGCTGGAATGAATGTTGTTATTGACTCTCAGGTTAATACAGTAGCTCCTGGTGCATCTGGTCATCAGATCGAGTTCTACTGCTATTTAATTAAGTCAGGAACAATTCTTGAAGGTCAGCAATCACCATTAAGTATTGAATCAGATAGAAACATCCTATCCAAGCAGGATGTTATGTCTGTTGATTACCACAGTGCTTATCACATCATGGGTACTAAGTGGAGTGATGCTGCTGACAACCCAACAAACGCTCAACTAGCAACAGCTAACAAGTGGGCATTGACATACGATGCAGATTTAATCCCAATCGTAAGACTAACAGTCAACTCACCTCTTGATACTTCTACTATTGCTTAGTAGTATTAAGTTATTCTTCAAGGGGTTGGAGAATGTCGTCATTAAAAACCTCATCAATTATTGGTGGGGTTTTTTCTTTACGCTACAATAAAACTAAATTACTTTATGGATCGTGGCAGCCACTATAGATGCAACTATAAAAGGAGCAAATGCTAATAGCTATGTCACTCTGACTGAAGCTAACAACTACTTTGAAACCGTTCCAGATTCAAGCACTTGGACAAATAAGACTGACGACCAAAAGAATAGATCACTAATATCAGCTACCAGATGGATTGATGGATTTGTATTTTATGGAGATAGATGTGATTCTGGACAGGCATTAAAGTTTCCAAGAAATAATTACCAGGTCGATGGAGTGGAACTTGCCTGTTCTGCTATTCCTCAAAACATCAAGTATGCACAGTTTGAATTGGCAAGAGCATTAGCAAATGATACTGGAGCTATCACTGGTACTACTGGAAAAGATGGTAATTTTAGTGAAGTCAAACTGGGTGACTTGCAGGTTAAGTACAACACAGAAAGTCAGGGAACTGGTTCTATAAACAATATTATGGATGTTTACCCGTGGCTCCAAAGTTATCTCGGAGCATATATGTTGGGTGGAGCAGGTAGTTTTCAGATGAGAGTGGTTAGAGGATAATGGCAGGACAATTAGACAGCTTATTTAAAAATGTTGCTAAACAGATAGTCTCTGATTTAGGTGCTTCCTTAGATACGACAATCTCCTATATAAGAAAAGGACAGTCAAGCTATGACATAAATACTGGAAAGGAGGTAAGCGTAAACACTACTTTTTCAGATTTAAAGGTACCTATTGAATTTATAAGATCAGAAGATGATCTTTCACTGGAGATAAGACAAGCAAAGATTTACATAACACCTGATCTTATAGGAGATAACCAGCCAAATAAAGCAGATGAGATAATATTAAATTATGCAGGTGCCAACAGGACTGCACAGATAATCACTATTGACACCAAAAAAGGTGGTCAAACTTATCTATTCACATTATTAGTTAGGTTCTAATGAGTAACACTCCCATAACTGATAGCATAAGAAAAGAAACAAAAGCAGAGTTAAACGCTTCACTTAACGCTTTTGTCAGACGAGCTTTGTCAGACTTGCCAGGTCAGAGTCCTCAATATACAGGTTTCCTTGCTTCAAGCTGGACGGCTGATACAACAAGGCCACAGCCTACAGATCCTATAGAACCACCCTGGACACAGGTAAAATCAGACTTGGATAGGAAATTAAAAAGAAGTCCAATAGTAAGACCAAGATATACTTCCGTACCTCGTTTTAAGTTCGGACAGACAATCTTTGTGGGTAATAAAGCTGAATATGCTAGATATGCTTTAGGCTCTGACAACAGCAACATACTTCCTTATTTTGAAAAACTAAAGGATATAGCTGAAATAGTGTTCAGCCGTAAGCCTGACTTAAGAATAGCTGCTACTCAAGTTCTTCCTTTAGGAGAATCACCAGGAAGAGAATCACCAGCACAGGGTTCAAGGTATAAGAAAATATGACCTTAGTAAACGCCAGGGCAGCTTTTGAAAAAGCTATCACAGACTCAGTTAGTGACACTGATCCAACAATAAAGATCATCTATGATAATGTTCCACAGACTATACCTGGAAAAAACGTAACTTACATATCTGTATCAATAACTTTCAGTCAATCAACTGTTCAGGCACAGGGAGCATCCGCTACATATTACTCTGGTGCTATCCAATGTAATATTTATGTACCTAAAAATAAAGGTACTGCTGTGCTATCTGCTGTAGGTGAATCTGTCATAACAGGATTAACCTCCATAAATGCTTCAGACTATGTAGATACCTTCAGTTGTAAACCCAGAGTTGAAGAGATAACTGGTCCAATACCCGTAGAAGTTGAAAACAGATCACACTTTCTGGGTGTTCTATCCTGTGCTTTTTCTGCCAATTCGTAGTATATTAGAGTAGCAATCTAACAGAATTATGACCAGAGCCATTGACCTCTTGAAGAATAAGTTTGGAGTAAGTCAGTTATATAAATATGACATAAAAGACTCTGAAGATAATATCGTATTTACTGTTTACTGGCATCCTCTTACTATCGCTGAACGTGAAATGATTCAGAAAAAGAGTGGAACGGAAGATACAAATGATTTTGCTCTACAACTAATGATAGAAAAAGCAATTGATAAGGAAGGTAATAGACTATTTGCTGATGGAGATAAAGCCTCTTTGCGAAGAGAAGTTGCAGCAGGTGTTCTTCAGGAAATACAGTTATCAATGCTTCAGGCAGGTACAGATCAGGAGGTTGAAGAGGCAAAAGCCGACTTGAAAAGCGAATCCTGATTGGTTTTTTATCTACTCACTGGCTAGTGAACTTAAATTAACTGTTGTGGATCTGTGTAGCAAACTAACTGTAGAAGAGATGATTGGTTGGGCTGCTTTTTATGAGATACGTAACGATAATTTGAAAAAACAAGATAATAAGGTTCAAAGAAGAAGCGTTATTCCCAGATCAAGGTAGAATAGAATATAAGTTTGTCTAATTAAGGCTAAATGGCACAAAAAGATATAACGCTAAGAATAAAAACTGTAGAAAAAGAGCTAAATGAATCTCTTAAAAAGATAGGATCTTTAGAAAAGATTGTAAACAGATTAAATAAAAAACAGATAAAGTTAAAAACTAATAGAGCACAAGAGGCAGCAAAAAGACTACAAAGAGAATTAAAAAAGGCTGATGAAATAACCGCAAAACTATTTTCTTTTAGTAGAACTGATGGATTTGGAAGATCCATAGCAAAAGTTAGAGATGAACTTTCTGCAGTAAGATTAGCGTTTGATAGGGCTAACACTGCAGCAGATAGACAGAAAAAAGCGACTGCTCTTATTGCAGGTAACTTTAAGAAGATAAGGATGGAAGCTGTTGCATTTGCAATGGCAAGTGGTAATACATCAGCAGGTTTAAAGCTAGGCGATGGGAACGTACAGTTAAGATTAAAAGAAATAAGTCAGTTTCCAAAAACTATTCTTGCTGGTAGAGAAGCTATGGGCCTTCTCAACAGAATGTTGGAAATGTCTGTATCTGGTTCAAAAGACTTTTTAGATATAAGTAAGGCAATAGGTGAGCAAACAAGGAAAAACGCAGAAATACAAGAAGCAGCAGATAAAGCTGCTGGACTGGATAAACCTAAGAAAAAAGTAAAAGAAAAGAAGGAGGAAAAAAGAGGAGAAAGAGAAATAAATAAAGAGTTAGAGAAGAGACTTCAAATGGAGATGGACTTAAACAGAGTTCGTCAGAAGAGAATAAGGCAACAGGAAACAGAACTTAAAAATGAAAAACGTGCTAGATCTAAGAGAAGGCAAAGTCAGTTACTCGGAGCAGGTTTCCCCTTACTATTTGGTGGAGGTGCTGGAGCAGTAGGAGGTAGTTTACTTGGATCGTTCCTTGCCCCAGAAGGTGAGGAATTTGGTGGTCAAATATTTGGTAGTGCTATTGGTACCCTATTAGAACGTAATTTACGTACAGTTAGAGAGATAGGAAACGCTGCCTCAAACTTAGACTTATCTACCTTAGAGAGTTCTTCTATAAGAGTAAATGCTGAACTGGATCGAACCATTAAAAACTTACAAAGGATAGGAGAAGCTGAAAAAGCCAGAGAGCTATTAAGTGAGGAAGTAGCTAAACAAACAGGAACAGTTCAGGGAACAACAGAAAATGTAGCTGACAATATTAATTTGTTGGTCGCTGAATTTAAGGAGTTTACAGCATTAGCGTCAACAGCTTTAGGAATCATAGGTGTACCTTTTGTGGCAGCATTAACCTTACTGTTAGATACAGTAAATATGATTTTAAGAGGATTTAATCTGATTACATCGGCTATAGGACTTGCAATAGCTGAATTGATAAGGTTGATTAGGTTTTTACCTGGTGGGCAGAAAATATTAGATTCTATTGATAAAAAGGTTAAATCTGTTAATGAGGGTGGCGTTAAGCTAACTAAGTCAGCACAAGACATTATGGCTAGTCTGGCAGAGCAAAAGCTAAATCTTACAGAAAGAATTACTTTAGGAGATCAGGAAGCTGCCATACAGAAAAAGATACGAGATTTATTGGCACAGAATCCAGAATTAAAGAAAAAGGAAGTTGAAGAAGCGGTAAGGGGTATAGCAGCAGTAGAAGAACAATTAAAACAGCAGGAAAGAGTACGTGAATTGTACAAATCAATAGGACAAACTATTGAAACTGGGATAGTGGATGCTATACAAGGTGCAATACAGGGCACTAAGACTCTTGGTGATGTAGCTCGTAACGTATTCACACAGATTCAACGATCACTTATACAATTTGGTGTAAATTCATTATTAGGAGGAATCCCAGGTATAGGAAGTATTTTTAGAGCAGAAGGTGGACCCGTTAAGCGAGGTGGCAGTTTTATTGTTGGTGAGCGTGGTCCAGAATTATTTACACCTGGAGCTAGTGGTCACATAACACCAAACGATAAATTAGGAGGGTCTACAAGTGTAGTTGTAAATGTAGATGCTTCTGGCTCTTCTGTTGAAGGTGATGAACAAAGAGGTAGAGAACTTGGACTTGCTATATCAGCAGCAGTACAATCTGAATTAATACAACAGAAAAGACCTGGAGGTTTACTTGCATAATGGCTACCTTTCCCTCTATCAGCCCTAAATACGGACAGCAAAAAAGATCACAACCTTTAACACGCACGGTTCGCTTCGCTGATGGGTTTGAACACAGAATTTTATTTGGGTTAGCAGAACACCAGAATCCAAAAATATTTAATTTTACTTTTGAAGTTTCAGAATCAGATGCAGATATAATAGAAACCTTTCTTGATGCTAGAGCAAATGATAGTGCCAGCTTCACTTTTACACCACCTGGAGAAGCAAGTTCTTCTCAGTTTGTTTGTGAGGAATGGACTAAATCAATACCATATTTAAACAGAGCCACGATACAGGCTACGTTCAGAGAGGTGTTTGAACCATGAGTACTGGACCTGTTTTCAGTGAAGTTCAAAAAATTAATCCATCAGCTATTATCGAACTTTTTGTTTTACAGTTAGATACAGCATTGCATGGTGCGAATACTATTTATAGATTTCACTCAGGATCAAATTTAAATGCAAATGGAGAAATAGTTTTTGCAGGTAATTCATACCTTAGATTTCCTATCGAAGCTACAGGTTTTGCATATCAACGTGGGCAACTCCCAAGACCAAGAGTAACTATAAGTAATGCAACAGGATTGATTTCATCAATTTTAGATGCCGTTAATAACGTAACAGCAGGTAATGATCTCACTGGTGCTACTTTTACGAGAATAAGAACAATGGCTAGATTTTTAGATGCTGTAAACTTTCCTGGTAATACTAATCCTTTAGGCACACCAGATCCTACAGCAGAGTTTAAACGTCAAATATTTATTG